ACATGGTGTCCGAGGAGTACAGGAAAGAAAGAACTTCGTATTGCCCGTAATTGACCGTGAATGAGCTCAGGGGAGTAGAGACTGTAGTGTCTAGAGGGTTATCGAAGTAAAGAACGACAGTCTCAGGAGTGCTAAGAATAGCCTCTTTTATCTTGGGAATAGTCATTAGCCTGCTGTCAAAAGGTCAAAAGGCTCGTTTGTTTGAGGGAAGAAAGTCTCGGAAACCCAGAATGGATAAACCTCTTTGTTCACCTTGACAGAGTATCCAGCAGATATCGGATAGAGGCAATTTGTAAGATACTGCGCGGCTAATCTCAAGGGCCACTCATCTCTCCAATTAACCTCCCAGTGATCGATTACCACGAGTTTTTCCAAAATTGTATAGTCTAGTCTGGCTATAACATGGCCACCCGAAGTCACTGGGTTAGAGGAGTCAAAGGTTTCTCCTAGAGATCCAAAAGGGTGCCCGTCGTACTTCGCTTGAACGTACCGGTAGGAGACTCCCCCTTCTTCATCATACAGGAAATCCTGGAAGACGAATTCTCGTTCTCGATACACCGATGGTCTTCGAAGTGCCATTTACGTGGGGGGCGGATTCCAGGTAGCAGCCCCTCCGAATGGGTTGGGGCGGGGGGCGGTTCCATAAGCCGAAACCTTTTCCATCTCTGCGTCGGACGTGGGAAAGACATAATCCCAAACGGCTTGTTCGGACACTGGGACTTCAACATCTCCCCCTGAGTCGGGCGGTTGAAGACCGTCGTTCTCTCCCGCATGACCGTGCTGAAGATCGACATGTCTAACCCATAAAAACTTTCCGTTACGCCGTAGGCAAACACAGAGCCAGTCCGAGTTCATGGGGCCATCTAGCTCAACGATAGAGCAACCGTGATTTTCTTCACAAGGTGGGGGGAGACTTCCCGAGGGGTACAACGGGAGTCGAGTCATAGTGCTGTTGTTTGGAATTTCGAACTTCTCCTTAGCCTCATCGGTTAAGTTCTGAGGGTCGTATATAACATCCTGAAGAACAGCGTACTGGTATTGGCTATTGCTCAGGCATATTGTGACCCTTTTTCCGATTAGCGATTCAGGCTGAAGACCGCAGAAAGCCGGGGAAACGTCGATCCAGTGGGAGTAGTCAAGAGGCTCGCCTTCCCGAGGAAGAGAATATTCGCCAGCCCCCTCAATGTGAGGGATGTCCCTCGAATTCATGGCGTCGAAAAGAACCCTGACTCTACCCCTCTCTTCAGGGTCGTTCACGTCAACGATCACTCCGCGAGTCGTCCCTTTCGGGAGGCCTTTGTACATGTTGTTGTTCTCGACGCTTCGAATGACCTCGGCCATCGTGCGAGTGAACGGGTTGTTCCGAAGCTTCGACATTCAGTACTTCAGGGAGAATCGAGGAGAATTCCTTCGAGGCAGCCTTTTAGGGAGAGCTCTAGGTTTTTTTCGGGGGGCTTTTTCGGCTGTTATCTCTCTCTCTTCGTTCAGGGAGACCTCTTCTGTCGGGGCCTCTTCTGGTTCCTTAATCTCAGGATCCGCTGTCGAGACTTCCGAATGAATCGGGTTTTCAGTGTCCTCTTGAGGTTGAGTCTCAGAAATTGGACCCATATTTTCAAAACCAGGTTCTGCACCCCCTTCTAATTCCGGCATAGTACTGATCCTTTTCCTTCGAGTAGCCATCTCTAGCCTCATTTGATGATTTTTACCCTCGACCTCTTACCACTCAGCCCCTAAGAAGCGGAACCTTAGAACTAAAGGTCAAAAACTGCTTCACCCGCTGCCGACAGATCCGCCGCGAAGAAGGCGTAGCCAATGACATAATTGTTGGAATCCACTCTACTGGAGTCTTTTCCAGTTCGGCAGTGGGGTGGAAACTTGTAGATGCTGGAATCCCAAACCGGGGGGAGAACGGGCTGCAGATTTCCAAGAAGAGCATCAACAGAAAGAAATCCAGAAAGCTCGGTGCATTCCGACAAAACGTAATAATTCCCTTGCCAATCACCGAACCCCTCACCCACGGCGGACTCTAAGTCTACGGTTCTTTCATTTAGAGGGGAATATTCCTCCAATTCTGCCTCTGTGAAGCCGTCAAATGGTGATTCGAATCCCGGAAGAATGTCCGAGTTATCGTAATCTTCCCCCCCATAGTAAGAATAATTGACGTTTGAATAGAGGTAGGGTCCTGAATAAAGGACGTCAAACCCGTAGCTTTGGTCCACACCTTCCAGAATTAACTCTTCATAGACTTTCGGTTCTTGCTTTCGAGGGGGGCAACTCATCTCCTCCAGGGTTAATGGAGTCCCCCAGTAGCCGAAATTCTGACACACAAGGGACACCTTTTGCCAGTCTACCCCGTTTCGAGAATACATCGGGGAGAGTCGTAAATGGTATCTCGACCAAACAGGATCCGAGGGTCCCTGATTAACATCCGCCCTGAGGACATTTGCATACCTTAACGATTCTAGGCCACTTCCGGACTCCCCCACTTGAAGGGGGTTCGTCTTCCACACCCTCAAAAGCGTTTCTGAGTCTTCGACATTAGGTGTAACCTTGAAGTCAAGGCCGCTGAACACGTAGTCGGAAACATCAAAGTCGAACACACCCGTGATAGAATCGGATATCGTTATCCTCGGGCGAACGATACAACCTCGATGTGTGATCGGAATATAGGAGAATTCAAACTTCCCAGTTTCGGGGTTGACAGAGTATGAAATTTGATAATCGTACTCCTTTAATGAAACTCCATCAGTGAGGGGGGAACCATTACAGTACACCTTTACCGCACCGAAGTTTATGAAGTCTGGATTGAATGTAGGGTTCAGGTTTGAATCACCTTTCACGGAGACCCAATCCCCGGCTAATTGCCAGGAACCTCCAGCTTGCTCCCACCGGCTATAATAAAAGATTCTAGCATCCCTCGTGTTAATGTCTTGGTTCGAGAAGTCCCAACTTAATTCCCCTTGCTCGGGCTCCTGCTCAAGTCCCCCTCGAAATAGTCGTGTGTTTCCGATGTACTTCAGAGCAGCCGGTGGTGAAATGAACCATTTTCCTTCGCTCTCGTCTTTTCGTAATAGGAGAACTTGCCTCTCATGGATGTCAAACTTTAGGTTCGATATCTCGAAGTTACCTCCGGGGTCACTTGATGTTAAGCCCTCACTATTTAGGAGTCTGACCGTACAGTTGGGGGGAAGACTTTGAGAAGTTTGCCCAAAAGAACTCACATCCTGAATTTCAATTTCGTGGACTCTCCAGAACCCTTGATTTCCCTCCCGATACAGGGATATCTTTCCGGGACCGTTCAGGGGGCTTGTTACCCCGAGAATTCCAGACTCTTCGTTCAGACCTTGCATGTCTAGGACTTCTACCAAAGCCCCCTCGGGAATTTCCTCCGAAGACTCCGCGAAAGGGGGATCTATGTAGGATAGGAAGGATTCAGAGTCCGGAAAAACAAAGTCTCTGAAAGGTCCGATTAGGGGGGATTTAGGGTAGTCTATTTCTGCCCACGGGCCGCAGTTAAGAGAACCGTTCAGGTACACCGAGAAGGCGCCTGTAAGAGAGTTCCACCAAACTTGATCCCCCCTGAAGTCCGGAGGGGATGGGGATATATAGGCTTTCTGGTTATAAACAAATTCCAGAAGTTGGTCGAAGTCTATCTCCCTTGTGAAAGGTTCTAGTCTGACAGAAAGCTCTTCATTTAAGCCGTGAAGGGAGAGAGCATCGAAGGTGAAATGAAGGGGTAACTTTCCTCCCTTGTCTCCCCACACACCCTTAAAGTTTTCTAGAGTCTCCTCGGAAACCCAGTCTGACGGGTCCTCCCACTTCTTAATTCTGACTTCCAGGGTATTCCCCCCGGAAACGAGGTTTCCCTCTAAGGGAATCTCGGTGTTCTCCCCCTCCCCTGGAACCTCTAGCCACCATAAACCTCTCTCAAAGTCATAAGAAGGCTCTACGAGATTCTCGCCGAAGGAAAACCGAAGCGGTTTGTCGAACCAGTACCTGGACCCTGAAAAGAGGGTGTTCACAAGGAAAGGAAACTTTTCTTCCTTGTCCTCCAGAGGGTAAAGGCTAACGCCATCATTTAACCCAACATGAAACTTAAAGTCCCCTGAAGTCCCTACATCGGAACGAACAAAAGGAGGGGGGATTTTTCCAGGTTCAGTGAACCTTAATTGTGAACCTTGGGATAAACTTTCAAGGGATTTTACAGTAAGCTCAGAAACTGTGACTTCTGTGTTTTCACCCCGCTTCTCTGAAGCACTGATGACGAGCTTCTCCTCTCCGATGAAAATTTCTTGGTTCGGCCTAAGGCTGTGCTCCCCCTTTAGGATAAACTTATTCTCCCACCCTCTGATTTCAAGGACTTCGGGGTACACATAACCATTGTAGAAGCCGAATGACCCCACTTGAAGATTTCTTTTGTCTTCCGTAGACCTCGCTAGATTCCCCCAATAGTTCCTTCCGTTCCATCCCAACAACTGTGCGAGCCAGTCCAACTGTGATGAGACTCTCGACTCGGTCCGAGAAATCTCTAGTTGTTGAGTAGGAGTGAAGAAATAGTTCTGCGAACCGTATTTCTCAAAGCTATTCTGGTCGTATTCTGCCCTTAGTTCCCTCATCTCTTATACCACTTGAATAGATTTCTCGTTTAAGCCCTCATACTCACTCTTCATGGCGGAAACGGGACTCATCCACAGCTCCGTGAAATTGCTAAATTTCTTGAAGAGGTCGGACAGATTTCCATCCCATGGTTGAGTTAACCAATCAGAAATCGGAGTGTAGTCAACTTTTACTATTTGCCGAAGATCGGAGATCTTCTCAACCTTAAAGTCTTTGTTCACATCTACCAGGGCCAGATTACAGTAGGTGGCTCGAACAGATCCCCCCTCTCCGAGGTCAACTTCAGCCGGAACAGCGTTCTCAGGGAAAGCCACAAGCTCACAAACTGAGATCCCCTCTTCTGGCTTTCTCTTGAGAGATAGAATCCCGTCGACCGAAATCTGATATATTTTAAGGTCTTCTTCATCCCAGTCGACCCTCCACCCGGTTTGTGGGGTGGGCTCCTGAATTAAGAACTCGTAGTGAGCGATTCGATCGTCAAACTTCGGTTCCGCTGAAGCTTCGAATTCCCAGGTGTAGTCATAGCAATACGAACCCTCTTCAGCCTGGGTTTGACAGACCATTCTCTTTAAGGTGGCAACCCCCTTCGGTTCGAATCCGGGTGGACATTTCAAAGTGATGCGGGAAAGAGAGTTTGGGTACGGCGTCTGCCACTCAAGAAACGCAGGACCATTGCTTCCGGGGAATTCTGAGTCCAGATTAGACCAAGGTCTCGACTCAAGCCCAGTGAAGGCGAAATCTGAGGTGTACCGCCACCCTGAGAGACCGTCGGTAGAGGAATTCACCGCCAAATCTTGTCCGACCAAGGAAAAGCCTTCCACCTCGCACTGAAAGACTCGAGGGGAATTGTCGAAATACATTCGGTAAGCAAGAAGGTACTTAGTGTTCCACATACCAAGTTCCTCGAGGTTTATGATCGTGGGGTTTACCGGAATCGTCCCATTTTTCCAGACCACACTTCCAGACTGAATCACTAAAAACTCGTTGTCCTCTCCGGAAGAAACCACACTCAAGGAAGAACGGCCGAGCTCGCTTTCACCGTAAGGGATGTAGACGAAAGCCTCGTAATCACCTTCTTCGTAAACCTTCTTATAGTTCTGGGAGGCTGAAGGGAGTCGGTCGTAAATAGGCCTCCCCGTAGTTAACCACTCAGAAGGTCTCGGATTCAGTCCAAATTGCGAAATGTATTGCTTCGACAGGAATATGCCCGGAGCCGAAGACCGAATGACTATGTCTTTAATTCCCCCGTTCAAGGGGACTAGGGCTTGACTCATAGAGCTAATGTCCCCTCACGGTAATCTACGGGTCCCAGGGAGAAGTTGGAACCGGTAAACCAAGACAATTCAGGTGTGTCAGAAAGCTCCTCGGTAGGCTCCCAAACGAATGTTCTGGAAGTAGTCAAGTTTGAACCAGAGGGTGTTAGAGTGACTTGACATCTACCGAGCTTTATAGAGGAAGTTGAAGAATCAAACTGAGGCAAAATTTCCTGCTCACAAGCGTAAGAGGAAACGAATCTTAAGAGATTCCCTTGGTACTCCTCGTACTGAGGGCTGTTGGCAACCTCCACTCCTGTCCAATTTACGACGGACTGGGATGGCACGAAAGATCTCATCACTCTGTAGAAAGATCTCCCATCCTCACTTACTATGGTGTCTTCGGAAAAATCTAGAGCATCTGGGTCAAAGAAAGGAACGTATTGCCCCGGTTCCAGAGTCTCAGAAGAAATTTCCCCCGAGTCCACAAAGATCCCATTCTTCTTATAGAGGTCGAAATCAAACAAAGGGGTCACAGGTTTAACGGCTGTGTATGAATACACCTCTGAACCTTCTCGAAACAGAGTTCTATCGCCCGGAAGGAAGTAGAAGAGTTTAGCGAATTTACGTATAACCCCCTCGGAAATTTGTGACTGTAAGGACCTTTTCAGGCCAGGGGAGGGGGCCAAGGGGAACAGGGAGCCTTCCCTCAGTAGGTCCTGGATTTCAGAGGTGTGAGGTGTGAAGAAACCGGAAGACACATAGTACTCCGGTTCAGATCCGGGGGATCCCTTATGAGCTATGTAGTCGCCGGGTTTGAATCGGGCCTTGTACTGATAGATCGGTAGACCTTCATCCGCAGAACTCCAGGAGATTTCTTTCAGCACCCCCTCCTCTACAAGGGAGTCAAAGTATTGATTGACGGTTAAGGTCGAAGGGTCATATGTGAAGTTCGAAATAACGAAGGAGTACTTGCTAATAGCACCTTTTCTTAAATCAACATAGTGGTAGAAGGGGTCTACCTCAGGATTAGCACCGCTCCCTAACACTGGGGTGTAGACCCAAGTTCCCCCAGAATAACTTTGCCCAGGAACCAGCTTTTGTGGTACCACCGGGGCCCCTATTAGGAACTCTTCTTGAGCCCCCGAAACTCTATTCGTGGCTCGAGGTAGAGTGAAGTTCTTCGCGACTAACCACGCAAATCCCCCTGGCCTCATGTTGAGGGGCATAGAATCACCAGGGAGACTCGGAATGAAATCCCCCGATGTGTAGTCAAATTCCACGATGTCCGGATCTAAAGCCCCCCCTGAGGAGTACTGGTAAGAGGAACCCTCTTCCCAAGAGCTGTAAGTTTTAACCCCCGACACTTTTCCGTTCTGTATGTAGGAAATGACTTTATTAGGAGATTCTATGGTTATATTATCGAGAATGACGTGAAGACCCTCTTCAGAAGGTCCGTATTCACCGCCATAGTACACTATGTCCCCGATGAGGTACGACCCCGACGATAATCTTTTTATTTGCTTCAAAGAGAGATTACCGTACAAGGGCTGGTCTACCTTTTGAGAGGATACGGGAGTGAAATCGGACTCCACGGGATAGAAAGTTGGGTTAGGATTGTTAAGAATAACAAGATCCCCAACAGAATACAGGGCCCCCTTCGGCACGAAGGGTTTCACCTTTGTGTGGACCGAGGACGAAGAATCCATCCCGTTCGGGGTATTATAAGCCCGAGTTGTCTCGATCTTAGGGTCCCTAAACCGAACATCACTGCTAAAGGTGGAGTGGAATTCAGCATCAACATCACTCACGGAGGGTGAATAGTTTGCCGGAAAGACTACCCCAGGTGTCAGTATTTCATATAGTCTGTTCCTGAAGTCCAGAGCAGAACTTCTCAGATCGGATACGTAAGGTCCCTGGGAATTTATTGAGAGTTCTATACTATACTGAACTGGGCTCAAAGTTATTGGGTATAGGTAAGCATTATTTTCTACCGGTAGGTTGTAATTTATCGCCTTCTGACCGAGCTCCATCTGTTGCTCTGTGAGCTCCTTACCCCCTGGGCCGAGAACAAAGAAACTTACATTACCATTCGCTTTAGTGTAGTCATCTCTATAAGAGTACCCCGAAGAAGAAGACCGATTAGGTTGAACAGACGTTAGAGTCCCCTCCCCATAGAGGTCTATAAAGAAGTTCTCCCAATCCTCCCCACTAACAGGATTTCTCCTCCGTATCAGCGTGAAAAAGCGCTCTTGAACCTCCTGGTAAGTCTCCACATCGCTCCCCCCTGTAGAGGGTTGGGGGTTGGTCACCGTGAGGCTAAGAGAGGGATTGAACGCAGAGTTTACGATTGAGTTTGTAGGAACATTGTAAGCACTTCCCAGAAACTTTGAATACACTACGATTTCAATTTCACTCTCCCCTGGCGTTACAGTGTAAGGTTCCGTTGTTATAAACTCATATGTCTGCCCCTGGGTTTTTTGTGAGTCCGTTGAAAATACAGAACCAGCGGGAATTGTCGTGGCAGTATTTGAAGGCGGTATTTGAACTCGAAGTTTCGCAGACGAAGGGGTTCCCAACCTCCTCATAGCGCCTAGAAAAGGCCCAATCCACTCCAGTAAGATTTTATCCGGAAGTTGATTCGCCCAGAATAGAAATTCCCCTTGTGCGAAAGCCTGCCCCTCAAGGAGCACTGCTAATGGGTTTCCGGAGCTAAAGTCGTTTAGGGTTCTATTCGAGGCCTCATAAACTCGTTGAGAAGCTTCTTGGACGAGCTCCGGCTCATTCCTTGGGTCAATTGAAACCGAGGGTAATGGGGCATAACGTGCCATTTGTCATCAACCTTCCGTCTGAGAACCATAGAAGCCGTCGTCGAGCGTAAAGTTTTCCAGACACTCTCTGAAAACCAGCTTGGTGAGAATGTCTGGATCCTCGAGAGCAGCCAACTTCTGGGGATATGAGGGGGTTGCTATCCCATTGGCATCCTCGTACTTTAGGTTAGTTAAGTAGCTCTTGGGGGCCTGGTTAAAGTTCTGATCTTCATCGGGATTGACCTGAGGATTGTACCCGAAGTTCCATTGGCCAGTGACTACTTTGTCACCTGATATTGCCCGGCCAGTAACTAGGGCCCCCGTGCTAGACAAGCTCGGTTGGTTAGTGTAGAGAGTTATATACCGGGAATCGAGGCCATTCGGCCCAGAAACTTGGAGGGAACTTAAACCTAAAGGGTCATAATGCCAATCTAAGTTCTGCCCGTCAAATACTAGGTTCCTGGCCCCATTTAACCACTCGCTCGTCACTATCGACCCACTTGAGAAGATCGTCTTAGCCATTTAGGGAACTTTCTTTATAGGGTATTTTACCCCCGTTGTTCACTCACTAAAAAAGCCCCAATCGAAACTGGGGCCTTTACCTATCTGAGAGGGATCAGGTTCGATCCCATTCGTTAACCGTAAGCTCAACCTCGATCTCCTGAACGTCTCCGCTCTCTCGATCAACCTCTGCGGTACTCACTGAAACGAATTTGCACCCGTAACAAGTGTATTGGCCGCCAGCGGGGGCTGAACCATTTCCGACACAGTCTTTAGGAGTGACAGTCACCGTGATTTCAGCACAGTTGTACTGAAGCCAGTAAACTTCGAGCTGCTTGTAGACCCGGGGATCATAGGGAGCAGTCAGAGTGATGTTGTCCGCCTTTCGCGGTCCGACCAAATGGTAAAGGCGATTGCCCGTGCCATTGGCGTATTCGCTGCTATCGGAGGAATCTTTGATTCCGCTGAATTTTGTAAACGTTGCGATTAAAGAAGGTCCGTCTGGTGCTACGAAAGAGACTTCGTATTGGGACTTAGTAATCGGTCTGAGAATTGCCATTTGAACACCTCCTTATTTCCTTTCCTAATCAGGACAGGATGTCGGTGATCATAGCGCCAGAACCGATGAGACCAGTCGCACCAAGGCCGACCAAGTTGACAACACGCTCGATGGTGATTTCAGCTCGAACAACTCGACGCTCACGAATGTAGTACTCGGGACGAACGGAAGGTGTTCCGGTTAGCTGGTAGGTGTAAGCAAAAGCAGGAGTTGCAGCATTCGCCCCACCAGCGGGCATAATGGAATCGGAAGGGCCATTCGGGCTGTAGAACAGCAGAATTCCGTTGCTCGGGAACACCGGCTGGAGGGTTCCGTTGGATGCGAGATAACGACCTTCAGCCACTCGTAGACCACGCTCAAGACCGAAGTAACGTGCGAGCACGTCGGTGTCGATCGAGTCGGCGGTGGTGTACTTGATGCGATCAAGAATCGCAGCATTGGTCAGCAGCTGGTCGAACACGGAGGAACCGATGACAGCAGAGTTCGGGCGAACACCGATCTGATTGGCAACGGCACGCTTCATGGTGAGAACGTCCTCGATGGGGTTCGCGGACAGTCCGGACCATGCCGCAGGGCCGACAGCTGCAGAGCCGTAGGCGGTGCTGAAGTTGGACCAGGTGGTGAAGCCGAGACCTGTCTGAGAACCGGGAGTTCCGCTGTAGGGCTCGTAAGGGTTGTAGGTGCCAGTCACCGTGACCGCTTGGGAAACAGTGTACTCGTAAGAGTTCATCAAACGAGACATTGCGTTTCGAGTCTCGATGGCGCGGAGGTCTACTTGTGCAGGACCTTCTCCTGCGTTTTCGATGCACTTTTGTTATCGCGAGGACTCTTTATTCCTCGCTTCTCTCTCTTTCGAGGAGGTCAGACTATATCTTCACCCCTGTTTCTCTCTTCCTAAGATCGGTCATATGCTCACGGGCGGTTTGCCTGTGAGCTTTGGACCTCTTACCGTCCGCCCAATAAGCTTTTGCGGAGTCGCTTCTTCTTTTCTTCTCCTCTTCTGTTTGGACCCTTCCTCGAACAGCGTCATGTGCCTTTCGAATGGTGTCAGGGGGGAGAGGTTTTCCTTTCTTGGTTTGGCTTAATCTTGAACGCATTTGGTCCGATTTTGGCCTTCCCTTTTGAGCTGCCCCTGGAGCAAGTTCAAAGGCAGTTTTATGAAGTGAAGAAGCGAGAATTGATAGACGAGGCTGATAGGTAACTGCTCCTTTTCCACCTTTCACTCCCAACATTCTTCTGACTGTGAACCAGTGTTTAACTGAGTCAGTTCCTTTTGCAAGTAGAACGTGAGCAATAAAGTGTTCTCGGTTAGTCAGTTTCACTCTGTTTTCTCTAGAGTTGTCCCCGCCGTCACATAAAGGTAAGATGTGATGGACGTGGTAACCTTTCTCCTTGGAGAGACCCCTGTATTTTCTTGAGGAGCACAGAGTGTAGTACCATTTCAACCATTTGTTAGGGTGCTGGGCACTCGTGGATGGATTATTGTTTTCGGAACTCACCATCTAGTCGTTGAACCTTTTTACTACATTCATTTTAGGTTATGAACCGAAGTAGTAAACTTGGCTGCTGATTCCCTTGTGCGTAATTGATGCAGTTAGGGTCCCAGCAATTCACCCAGTTTTACAACCACTCTCTCAAGCGGCGGAAGCCAATTCGACTTCTTCCGGGAGTTCCCAAGCCACAACTTCTTGCTCAAGAGCGTAAGGCTCCGAGTCGTAACGGCTCTGAACATAAGGGATGTTCGTACCGTAAGCACGACGGAAGTCGTTGATAGCGAATTGTTCCTTACCGAAGCGAAGAATTCTTCCGGCTCTGGTTGGAGTGTCTACAACAGGTGCGATAAAGTTCGCAATGTTGGTAGACGGTAGCATGAAACCTTGTGCTAGCGTCGTGAGGATGGGATCCACGCCAGCATAGGTCTGTTGGAGATTCATCATAATTGATGTACCCTTGGTAACTTGACTTCAAAATCACATTCGTGATTAGCTTAATCTAAGATTAAAGCCAGGAAAGTTTACCCTAATCCGTCTAGGTTATAATTGGACAAAAAAAGAGCCCCGAGGGGCTCTAAATTTCGTTGAATCCGGCTCAGTTCAGGAGAAAGATACCAAAAGAATGGTTCTCCCACCGATTTCTACAACTTCCCGAATCAAAGGAGTGGAGCCGTTCAGAGTGACCTCAGTCCCCCCGTCGTCAGCGGGGAGAGCTCTCCCGTCGGGTCCCACGGCGAGTTGGGTGTTCAGTTCAAAGGAGGCTTCCGCTTCGGGGGAAACTTCGATGATGAGCGAACCGCTGGTTGCAACAGAGGCTTGGCGGGCAGTGTAAGGTTGAGCAAGTGAGGTCGGAATGTAGGACTGGTTAACTCCCACGACTGCACCTGAAAAGTCGTCGAGGTCGCCAGGAGCACAAACTTTGTTTGCGCCTGCATAAGTCGCACAAGCAACCACAGCGAACTCTAGAAGCTCAACCTCACCGACCCCGTCGGTTTCTTTGTCGGAAGCAGCTTCCCAAGTTTCCGCGTAGCGGATATACTGCTTGCCGTAAACGGGTGCGATATTTAGAGACATGTTCGTATAAGTGAGGAACGAAAATTGAAGGTATTGTTTCCTCTAGGAATAGTTTTTTACCTAGCTGAATCGATTAGATTTTACCCCAGAATTACCGATACTCGATTCTGCATCGGCACCTGTCGTAGCATCGACACTGCTGACCCGGCATCGGAAGGGAGCCGATCGGCTGCCAACCTAAGTTTCCGAAATCTATGCAGTCTGGACACGTTCTGTCGTCGATACGAGGGATTCTCCTCATTTGACGATACCCTTGTTCTTGCCTGACATAGTGCTCCCCCAGTGAGAAAAAGGAATAAGAGGGGTTCACTATGTACCTGAGAACTCGAGCTGCGAGCCCCAACCAAGACATTCTTCGGGAAAAGTCCGAAGTTTCAGGATCTTCTTCTACCCTCACCTCGAGGTTTCCTTCTCGTAAGTTTTCCTCGATGTCCTTCATAAAGTCGATTAAGGGGGGTAGCATCTGTCCAATTAAGGTCGGCCAAGCCCTCTCCATTTTCCCTTCTGGGTCAGATTCGAGAGCCCCCAGGTAAACTGAGGCCAAAGAATTTACCAGAGTCTTATCGACCAAGGTTCGATAGAATTCCTCAGACCTTATTTCACCCCTGGAGAATGCAGAGGAAAGGAGATCGGATTCCTTTTTTGTGAGGTACTCCAGCTTATCCAGAGTCCCTGAACGAAGTGCCAGCTTTGACGCTCTCGATAGGAACTCCTTTTTCCTCTTTGTGACATCGCTCACGAGTGACAGGAGGTCCATTCCGCTAAATCTTTATGACCCAGAACCCCAAGGAATACACCTCTTAATCGCTTCAACGTAATCAGAGCATTCTCCGCTTTCCACCATCTTAAGGGCTCTAGCATGAGGGTCAAGGTCTTCCTCACTCTCAAAGTCCTGGAATTTTCCTTCTGAGACGACTTCCCCGAAATAAACCAGGTTTGGGAGTCGGTCGAGAAGGCCGAAGAGCTTCGAAGTGGGGGATTCGCCTTCTGAGAATTCCAGAGTCCCGAACTCCAGACCCTCGCAATACTCTTGAAGTTCGCCCTGTGGAATGATACCATCTGTGAGCTTACCTTCTGTATAGAGAGAGTCTACGAACTCAGCAATCTTCTGCTTTCTGTGACGAGTTTGCTGCTCCTGGTAATCCTTCTTGAGCCTTGAGTTCTCGTTCTTAAGCTCAGCCAGCTGCTTTTGGAACTCCTCAAACATCTGAGTGGGATATCCCAGGGCCTTTGCCTGACCCATGGACCCCATTCCGCAGAAGTCCTCGGACTCAGAGAAGTCTTCGTCCTCTTCGTCTTCCATGTCCTCTTCCATTTCGAAGACGGGGGCCTTCTGACCGTATGTAGAACCTTTTCCGGTCTTGGTCATTGGGTGGGAAGATTCCTTGTGGTCGGTTGAAGCCTTTTCTCCAGACTTTTGACGAATCACTCTGACCTTGGCATTCCCCTCAACTGACTCTAGGTCAACGGCCATTTCCATGTTGTCGGGCTCTTCCTCAGAGCGAGTCGGGAACACTGTGGGTCCTCCGTCCCTCCCTCTGGCATCAGTTCCGTTAGAAACCTTCGCTTTCTTAGGAGTTCGAGTCACTCCGTCAGACTCCTCGCTGTGGTCCGCAATTTCTCCCCCGACAGTCTCTGCCCTCTTTTGACCTGACTCAGTGTGAAGAACGCGAACTACTTTGTTCTTCTTGGTGCTCTTCAGAGGGACGGCGATCTCCTCGGTGTCCGGGTCCTCCTCAGAGATGGTCGGGACCTTGGTCGGACCTCCGTCCCTACCGTAAGGGTCAGTTCCATCGGATTTTCCTGGTCTGTTTCTCTCAGGAAGTCCTTCTTCACCTGTGTCGTACTGGTCCCCGTGGTGGGCCCTCTTCTTACCCTCAGGTTGGTCGGCCCATCGGGAGTTTTCGTCTCCTCCATCAGAATCCGACTTAGCGAGCTTCACTCGATCTTCTTCCTGGTCGCCATCCTTAGCGAGCTTCACTCGATCTTCTTCCTGGTCACCATCATCAGAGCCGTCGATTTCCCTTTCATCAGATCCTTCGACCTCTCCGACTTTCATCCGGTCGACAAAGCCTCCAGAAACGGACTTGGCAGTTTCTCCCCTTCCGGTCGGGTCTTCTTCGGAGTCTGTGTGGGTTCCAAAGGTGACTTTTCCACCTTTTGCCTTCTTATGGGAAACTTCGTCGAATTCCATTTCATCTTCACCTTCTTCTCCCTTCATATTAGCTTTCGCCTTCATTTTCTCGGCATTGGCCTTGAGGGCAGGAGGGAGTTCTTTGAAATCCTCATCCTCCTCGTTCTTATCCTCCTCTTTCATTTCAGCTTTCGCCTTCATTTTCTCGGCATTGGCCTTGAGGGCAGGGGGAAGCTCCTTGAATTCGTCTTCCATGTCTTCCATGTCCTCTTCGTCGGACTCCTCGAAAACTTCTTGGACCACCTGGACCTTCTGACCGTGTGCTCCTTTAGACTTCTTTCGAGAAACTCCCTCTTCAAATTCCTCCTTCACCGGGGGGATTGAGGAATCTTCTAGTTCTTGTGCGGAATCGGAGACTTCAGCTCCTTCTCGCCCCATTTTCTTTTTCATTTCGGAAAATTGCTGGTTAGGGTTTTCAGGGGCGGTCTTATCGTCCGCCGAGTTCGTTGTTTCCGGTTTATCAACCGTCGTTTCAGTTTGTTCTTCTTGGTTTTCTTCGAGGTCTTCGATTGCCCCCTCCATCTCACCTCGAATAGAGTCGAGCCGCTCCTTCAAGAGCTCCAGGGGACCCCTCTCAACGAGCAGGGTGGGCCCAAGTTCATCGTCGAAGACTTCCTTCGGACTGAAGGTGGTGGAAAAGTCAAAAACACCTTCCTTCTCTGAGAAGGAGAAGGGTTCTAACCCTTTGATGGCGGGGGGGGCAGCCCCAAGGAGGGCCAGATGCCTGACACTCCATTTTCCCTCATGGGGGTTTATGGGAGAGTTCGGAGAGTAAAAGGAAATAGACAACTTTTTATAGTGCCCCTTCTTCACTAAATCCTTCGCTGTGTCCGTGAAGTCTACGTCTGCATAAAGGTCTTCACCCTTTCTAACGAGTTTCTTAACCCAACCGTAAGAAGGAACGCTGTCGCTGTCTCCGGAATGTCCTATAACGAGTGGAGCTTCGTGAACGCCGGGGTCATACGATTCAACGGCCTGCTGAAGGTCGTCGGGAGTGAAATTTCTTTCAACACCCTGGGCCGAAATCTGAGGCCCTGCCTTAAAAACGTGTACTCTCTTTGTGAACACTTTTTGTTGAGAAGTCATGGTAAACTTTACCCCCTTACTCCAGGGAGGAGAGAAGTTTGTCCAGGATGTCCTCTTCAGGTTCCTCGTTAGACTCCTCGACAGTTTCTTCAGATTTCTCCTCATCTGTGGTGGTATCCTCTTCAGGTTCCTCGTTAGACTCCTCGATCGTTTCTTCAGATTCTCTCTCATCCCCGAAGATGGATTTGAAGAGGTCCCCGTCTTCTTCAGGGGAGTATACAGTGGGCTCTTGCTCTTCCGTGGTCGTGAACTCTGGGCCCTCCTCTTCAAGGTCTACTCTAAAGTGCCTCTTAATCCAGTCTCGAGTGGGTTTGTACCCGAGCTCGCTCAGGACCAACAAGTCAGAGGAGGTCAGGCCGGACTCCTCGATTCTAAATTCACGGGAAAGTGTCGGGGAAGCCACATCAACTCCGAAATTCAGGTCCACGATCCATCGAACCAAAGTTTGTGTTAAGGTGTGGGAAATTGATTCAGAAAGTTCCGAGGCTTTAACGACACGAACGACATTAGCAACTTGGGAGGAAGCTCTGGAACCCGACTCAGCCTGTCCTGCTTCATTTTCTCCGCAAATTAGAAGACTTATCTCTTTATCGATGTAATCAATCAAGTTCTTGAAGACGTCCGGGGTACCTTGTGGATTCACGAAATCTAACTTAAACCCCTCTGGTAAGATTAGAGCCGTCTCCTGGGAGAGGTTTGAGATGTGATCGTAAACCGTATCAATCTCCGCACTCGAAGCACTGAGGGGGGCAGTTGCCACTGCCGTGGGAGTAGCGTAGCGATCTCCGTAAAGAACATAGGACTCTAAAGCCCTTCTCCTAAACTTCACAAGGGGGTAAAGAACCCTCCCTAAAGCCGAGCCATAGGGGTCGCCGTTATGCTGGGTCCAGTATCTGTTTATTATAAATTTCCTAGCAGGGAGTTCTACCCCCTCGAACATTCTATTGAAGGTTAGGCACCTCATGGTGAATCCGGTTCTGGATTCTTCCGATTCCTGGAATACGAATCTCCTTTGGTCTCGGACTCGTATATCGTATGGGATAACCCCCCTCTTTGTCTTCTTCCACATCACCTCCCCGACACTAAAGCCAACGATCATGGACTCTGCGAGACCTTTGAAAAGGTCGTCAATCGGGAGTTCTTGCAGGACTTCTGCCACAAAGTCTCTGACTGCCAAGTCTCCGGGCTTACTGCTGTATTCGGTTAAGTACCAAGGTCTAGAGGTTAGCTCTTGTGTTAGCTTTGTGAAAGATGCTTGAACATGCTCGTCAAACATCAACCTCTGGTAGACGGATAAGGAGCGGTTTCCCCCTTTTGATATTAGAAGTTCGTCATTCGGCCTTACTATCGTGTTTCCAGACCCCGTGAAGGGGGAACTGGAACCGAACATATATATCGCACTCAGGGAGTAAGGGTTGGAAGTATAAGCTGCCACTTCCCCTGAGGGGACTGGACTCGTTTTAAATCGTTCAGCCATTACGTATTACCAACCTGAAGCCGAAACCTCAAAAGAATCTCAGATGACTTCCCCATGCAGTAGTTTCTTCAGTACTCTTAATGCTGAATTTTACCCTAGTTGCTCAGGGAAAATTCTAAAGGTGGTTGCGGTTGTCCATTCACAGAAAATGTTATGAAAACCTTGTAAAGCCCGTCGTCGCCGCTAGAGAGCCAGTCACCCTCGATCGATAGCGAGGATAATCCAGCGACATTTTCTTCTATCGACGTCTGAAGTTCGGAATTTATGAGGCTGGGGTCTAGAACTTCTAGGGTGTAGTCGTTGGTTCCGTAATCGGCCCTCATAACCCTCTCGAAGAATCGAGTCTCAATGACGCTACGGATCTCCTGGGCTTTTAAATCATTGTCCGTTTTTATCGCCAAATTGCCGTTTTCTATTCTCAAAGGGTATGCCAACCCCCTAACCGAAGCTGAGGGTCCTGGGGTCCTAGTCATTTTATTCTTCGAGTGATTTGAGACTCCAGGAGTCTGATTCTTCGAGCCTTTTCTTCCTGGGGAAGGCCACTTGAGAAAACCTTTCGAATTTCCAGCCGTATGTCCCCGCTTCCCAGGGAAGGGTAGAGAGAGGGGTCAATAGAACTTGAGGCCCGTTCGAGCAAAGAAATACAGAGCGCCTCGAGTGAGACGCCCTGAAATTTTGACTTTTCCTTCAGAGTTTGAAGAAGAAGTTCCGGAACTTGTAGTTTTATCTCCGTCATTCGTATTACCCCAGACCCTGAGACTCCAATTCACGTTGCATTTGACCGATCGAGACCCGAATGAGGTCAAGCTCGATTCTCTCGAGAGTCGGCACTGGAGTGTCAAACACCTTAACATTCACGATTCCGTTCTCAAGATCCTCTGCGGGGTTGATTCTTTCGTCGCAGATAATCTGGAAGGCGTCTGAAGGTCTTCTTCCGAAGAGGGCCCCCGACGTGTAAAGCTGGCTCAGGACGCTGTTTCCGATCGAGACGATCTGGTTGAACACGATTCCGAAGCCGTCGACGACTGAGAAGATCTGGTTATCGAAAGCATTTCGAAGCGACCCGTAAACCACGTTCTGGATAACACGGGTGTTGACGAACTGGAAATTCTTCTGGTCCGGAACACTGGTATTAACTCTAGTTCGTCCTCCCCACACGAAGACAGCAGTCGAGGGGTAACCAGGGAGGCTGCGTAGGACATTGCATCCGTCAGGGTTGAGTAGGTTCTGTTGAGCAGAATTGACCTCAAGGTCAACGCCCACCGCATCCGCAAGTTGATATTTCGTCCCTGCAGGTGGGAACTGGAACCCCTCGGAACGATACCTGCGAGCAGCAACCCCTGTCACATAAGGTGACGCCGGAATCATCTGCCCGGAAGAGTTTTCGACGTAAGGACCGTAATATGCTATGAATCCGAACGCATTAAAGTACCTTTGGCTATCCTCATAGAATCGGTTGACGCTATCAACACCGGCCTCAATGAACTGGGCCTGAGGTTCTCCGTTAAAGCCGACCCCCCTAAGGGCATCGCTGATGATTTCGGTCGATGTTACAGCCTCAAAGTTCCAGAGATTCTCTGGGGGAGTCTTCTCGGCAGACAAGGGAACCTCAACTTGGGAACCGTAGCAAATGCGAGCTACCGAGCTTAAGTCTCCACCCTTAACCTCAGCAGGGACAACCACCCATTCATAGTTAGATCCGTTGAACACCACGGCAATTCTGTCCCCTTCGACCACTGCGGTCGTTCCATCCGGGGCGACCGATCCAGCCGGGGCGGCAGTCACATTAAAGTAGACTCCTGACAGAGAGCTAAGGGCTTCCTGAATGTCTTCCCCCGATGAAGAGGTGCTGAGCCCGCAAGCAGAGGGGTATGCGGTGACTGAGCTAAGAGCCCCCGTTCCTGCCGTGGTATCTGCTTCGTATTCCCCACCGAAAACCTGGAAGGTCGGAACCAGATAGGCCTCAGAGGAGAAACTCTGCTCTACAGTCGGAGTGCAAACGAAGTTCTCAATCGTGGTAGTCTGGCTTCCAGGAGAAACCAGCTTCAGCTTCGGTAGCCAGCCCGCTTCGTCGTCTTCCCCGTAAGGAAAAACTCTTTCCTTGCCAGTGATGAGGCTGCTTGAGTTCAGGAAGATGGAGACGGCCGGATTGTCCGAAGAAGGGCTCGGAGAAGAGCTCGAGTCTGCAGCTTCCTCTGAAACTGTTCCTGTAGAAATCCCGTACTTCCTACCTCGAATCATGGGAAGGACACTTAGCTCCGAGAGGTTCACGGAAGAGATTCCTCCACCCCTGACCGTTGAATAAACCACGGTAGGTAGGGTAGAAACGCTTTCGCTTGGGTAAGGAATGTATGACCCGGACAGATAGTTGGAGCTCGATGTAGCCAGAACTACGTGATCATTGTCGATCACACGAACGAAGTAGGGATTTAGACTGGCCTTAGAAGTGGCTTTCACCAGAACCGCACTTCCGGCCAAGACAGCCTCGGTGAAGTACACCCTTTGACCGTTGACGAGCTTGTGGGATACGATCTCAAATCGAGCAGAGCCAGAGAACCCAGGCTCAGAAGCCTCAGAAACAGTTGAGGAAGGGTCTAGAACCACTCGGCTAACAAAAGACAGTCTGTATTCAGACGTTGAATTCTGCAGAGTTCCGGGAAGGTGAAGGTTATTGATGTAAGTGTTGGTTCCAGTCAGGTTTCGAACCAGATTTGAAACTTGTCCCTCAATCTCAACATTCAGGTCCCACTGAGGGGTGCTGTAAGTTGCCGAAGAGGTGCTTCCAGTGGGGGAAGAAACGGTGTAGCAGTTCAAGGGTGCTGCCATCGCTTCAACGACCTTTACGGTCCCGCCGAGAGCCTCTACTTCCGTGAGAACGGATACGGCTTCAGATGCTGTCGAACAAATGAAGACATATTGCGAAGAGCCGTCTGAAGGGTAAGGGCCGTATCGAGCCGTATCGTAAGGGGGAGCTACAATGTAGACCTCAGCAGACGTGGAACCGCTGGGAAGCAGGTCTTCGAAGTCTTCACCCAAGTCACTCAGAGTGACTTGCTGAATTTGGAATTCAACCGGCCAGATCACGTCGTTGTCAAGTTCAAAAACACCGTATTCAGCCAAGGGGGCCGTAGAGTTCACAGTGAACTTGGACAGGTCTCTGAGCCCTAGAGTCTCATCTGTTGACACTGAAGTTACGGACTGTCGAACAGCCACTTCAGGGTCAAATCCTGGCTGTAAAGTTTGGAACTTGGCGCGATCGTGAGTCACACTAGACCCAACCCACTTGTAGATTGCGTTGTCTACCAAGTAAAGAGATTCCGTGCTGAGATCTTCAGTCGGACTGTGAGGAACATACTCCTTGTACTTGTTCACATCCGTGATCAGGCGGGGGCCTTTATCTGGGATAGCTAGCCACTTAAACTCGTTCTTTTGGCAATGGGCGGCAGCGGCGGCACCTACTGCAGCTCTCCCTTCAGAGTCAAATTGGGCGTAAGCAGCAGGGGCAATCAGATACCCTTGATCAGATTGACCATCGAACGCAGTATCGATACACTGAATGTAGTCTTGGGGAACTCTCTCCAGATTGTTTTGTAGACCAACGATATTCTCAATTTCGTACCCATTCGTCATTAAGACGAAATTCCCTCCGGTCGACTCTTGAATAGCCTGGACAGTAACATTTCCGTTGTAGGAACTCGCTGCGATGGTGACGTACCCGCTATCGGAACCCGAGGCCGGAAGAAGGTCGTTCACAAGACCGAAATCTCGAACATAGACGGAGTTGCGAAGGCTAGGATTGCTCTCAATGGCGTCGGAGATCGCCTTGGCAATGGCGGAAGAGATCCTTCTGTTGTTAACCTCGTCTCCAGGAATGTACTCAACTGGGATCAGAACTGGGACACCGAGCCACTCTCCGTTAGAAGTGTACCCTGTCGATCCGTCGCCTGCTACTAGCTTTTGGTTGTTAAGTAGAAGCTGAATGTAAACGGTGTCCCCAGCTTGAAGTGGGGAGGGGAGTCCGGTCTCGTTCAGCTTCAGACCGGAGGGAAGAATTTCGACCTCAACGATTTGGTTGGGGGTCCCAACTCTAACGACTCTTAAGTCTCCAACCTGCGCATTCGCGAAGAAGGCATTCACACAGTTGTAGCTTAGGAGAGGGACCCTCGACTCAGGGGTCCCACCAACCAGAGTGCGGTAATCTTGGAGGGAGGATACGGGAACAGGGGTGTTAAACGGGAACCGAGTGACTGGCACGTCCTCCTCAGCTTCTACTAGCATGTAGATTGTGCTGAAAGGGGCGATTCCCGCCGGAGCTATATTTCCGACTTGTTCGTTAATGTAAGTGCCTGGTGCCCCGGAAGAGATTCCGGATCCGAAGGAAAAAGTTGCCATGGGTGTAAGAATCCTCGTTTTCCTTGCCTTTGTGCCGGTGAGGAAGAAACCGACGGTGGTGCCCGTAGGCCAAAGACTTAGGTTTGTGCAACTATTTTTTACCCTGTGATTTCAGAACTGCCTGTAGACCAGCCGTTTATTCGGTCGACTTGCTTCAGGGATGAGGGGGGATATGAGCTTAAGGAACTTTCGTACTCTTCCCGACTACTAAAAGGAAAGAACTCGGACCTTTGCTCTGAACGTTCCCTGGGTATAAGGGGTCGGGATTGTGTTAGACCGGGGGCAGGAACACTGGAGCTGGGCCTCAGCAAAACTGCCCCGACAGGGGGAAGTTCCATCACATTCCACCTGGTGTCGAGTTCAATGACATCCCTATATCTAAGAGAGTCAGAATAGAAGGAGAACCCCAGTTTCCTCCAGGTTGAAGAAGGTTGGAGGACAAAGGTGTTCATGAATTGGATCTACGACGAGCTCTAGCCATCAGAGCAGCGCCAGCTTCGGTCCCCCTGGTTAAAGGGAACCCCGACTCTTTAGCTACCTGTTTGACTTCGTTCTCTAGTTGGGAAGATGGCACAAAGGGGTCCACTTCGCCCTCATCGGATCTTTTCGAGAGCTTTTCCCGTATAGAGGCTTCGATTGACTCCTTAGACTGCTTTTCCTTGGGGGCAGACTTCGAGCGAGTGTTCTTTCGAGGAGACTTAACTTCAGGCTCGACTTCGAGAGTTTCTAAGGAAACTTCCCCCCCAGAAGGGGGAGCCGACTGGGCTTCATTTGAGTCACCGGGGGTCTCGGGGGATTTTTCCCCTTGAGCTGTTACCTGAGACTCAAGGTTTTCTAGGGGGGTTGTGATTTCTTCCATGTTAAACTAGATTCAGTGGGATTAGACTTTTAGCTGAAGTGAAGACTACTTTAGAATGTGTTTCCATGATATTTCTGAAAGTCTATCTAAAGATTTGTCCGGAATACCGAACCAAGGTCTTGCGGGAATGGTATCGGTTCCGAATTGGTGGTAGGGGCCTAATTTAGTCGTCCTGACATCAATTTTGTCGTTCCGAAGATAGGTTACGACCTCAGCTGAATTTAACATATTTCCTGAGAGTCTCAGGATCGGAAGGTTACCGTAAACCCTCTCTTTCCAGGCTCTGTACTTCGCCGACAAAGGTTTCCAGGGTCTACCATTCACCTCTGTTTGGTTTTTCCAGAAAGGCTTGTTGTCTTCAACGAGGGTTCCCCCCCACTCCTCTTTAGCAGGTTGCCACCACCAGAGGTTGAAGGGTTTTACCCCGAAATCACTTTTGAACTCTATGTCTATCACCTCTTTCTCCGAGTCTTCTTAAGCTCACCTTCTTGTTGTTCAGCCATCTTTTTGTTTATGGAAATCATGGCCTTGATTTTACTCATGGGTTGCTGTTCTAACCAGTCAAGTCCATTATCCCAACGTTGTTTATTGAGGTGAAATGCGACTTCTAGCCAACTCTCTACCGAAAAAACGCTCTCACTGAATATATTCTCAGCTGACCACTTAGCAAAATGCCTGAAATTCTTAGCCTTTAATTTTCCGAGGACTTCGGGATTCAGGATCAACTTTTCAAGGATCTTAGTAGAGCTTTTATTCTTGTTACGCAAGAGTTGTAAGTAAGTGAAGTCTGAGGGCCTCAGTTCTCTGACGTGAACTTTCTCAGACTCCCCTACTTTCACTAAGTAGGTGAAGTCTTCTAGATCCTCTACTTCTATTTTGGGTCTTCCTTGCCCTCTTGGGTCCCAATTTCACTAACCTTTGTAACAAGTTCTGTTAGGGCTTTTATATCCCTGAAACTTAAGTCCGCAATGTCGTCGAAGGATACACTGTTGGGACCGACGTTCAGTCTCTCCAAAAGGTGGAAACTTCTTCGTGTCTCCTTCATGTCGGTCAGTTCGTCTTCCATGTATAGGAGATCCCTCCCAGTCATTTCTCGAATTGTGATTTCCCTCCCGTCGGAGAGTTTGGTCGAGAATGTTTCTAATTCAGGAAGAGCCACTCTAGACCCCACTGTCGCTTCTGTGGATTGAGAAGATACCGTTCGCATTTGGTTATGGTTGTAGGTGCTCTAGTTTTACCCTTCCCTTACATATTCTTCTCTCTATGTCCTCATGGCCCCTCCCAGGGGGCAGGCTAAGGTAGACCTGTGTGGCAACAGAAAGGCTGTACTCAGCGGCATGGTGGTCCCCCATTTGAACCCGGTCCAGAAAGTCATCTAACCACGACTCGACAACTTCTATCCTAAAATCAGGGTCTAGTGGAAGGGGGAGAGGCATCACAGGGTCCTAAGAGTCTCGACTGAGGACCCCCTGGAGAAGTATTCCGCATTATACCAGCAATCTACAGAAGAAGGGATTTGCCTTCTCTTCTTGTCGAAAGGAATGGGCCACCAGTAGTATCCCACTTTTCCTTTTCGATGCTGCACAACCACGAAACAGGTCCGTGGTTTCTTCGGTTTGCTGACTTTTCTCATTTGATTAATCCTTTTTGAATTGCTTTCAATCTTGTGCTAAGTTTTTCGATTGCCCCGATTTCAGAGAGTTCCTTTAAGGAATACTCTACCCCATTCGGTTCGGAGTTTCCCTCGGGGTTAGAAGGCGTAACTGTACACTCTTTGGGAGACTTTCTGAGGCGGTCGTCAATTGCGACGGACGAGAAAAAGGCACGACTTAGGGGTAGTTCGGGTATACCTACCGAACTCTGAAATCTTGCCCATGTGTACATGTGCGCTATCTGAAATAAAACTGCGAATTGCTCTGCGTATTTTTCAGGGGTCATGAAGTGCAGTTCGTCGTGTATACTAATGATGAATCTGTATGGGATACGATACTCTTCCGCCAACCACGCTACAGCAGTTAGCGTGATTGAAAGGATTTCGGCCCCTGAAGCTTGAATTGTCCAGTTTGTCCTTCCAGTTTTGAAGTCTGTTCCCACGGCTGCAGGACGCATGGCGGTAGAGATCTTAGTCCCTAGGCAAGGTAACTGAGGAATCTTAGACTTCATGGATATCTCTTCCATTAAGTTAAATGCCCCCGAATCCGAGCCACCCTCATAAGTCCCGTTGGAGAAAAAACCCTTCTTGGAGGATATGGCCCTCAGGGCAAAGTCTTTAACCTCCTTTTCCTTCTTGTCCGGAAAGGTCCTTCTGATGGGGGTGCTCAGTGCCCGAACACTTCCCCCATAGAGGATAGCGAAACCTACGATTTTAGCCAGATCCCTAGCCATTTTGAGGAGGTTGTTTCTACTCTTCTCGATGGGCTTCAGCCACAACGATCTTTCTTCACTGTAGAAAACTCCTTCAAGTCCCTTAGATTCCTCATCTACGGCTTCGCAGACCCCTTTCTTTCTGTCCCACACGAGCCCTTTATAGATCTCTGGGAGAATAGCCCTGGCGAGGGCAGTGTGGGGGTCCGTTCCATTTTCCTTAGACCCTGAAAGAACGTTGTAACCCATCGGGGACCCCCCCGCAATCCCACTTTCCCATCGGTCGCTGTAGATCGAGGCAATCTGGAGCTCTTGGCCATCATAGTCGGCACTGATGATTTTCCATCCCTCTGGGGCTTCAATTCTTGTCTTTAGTTCAGTGCCGATTCTCCAGTCTTTAGTAGAGCACATCGTTGCCATAAGGCTCTCTACAGTTCTACGAGTTACCGTTCCGTGGCAAAGGATCTCCGGTAAAGTTACGAGGGCATCGGAACCGTAGGGATTCTTAACAGGCATGTATATCCTGTCCATAACTCTTTTTCGAACAGAAGTCCAGTAGCTAATAGAGTTAGCAACGTCCAGGACTCTCTTTGCTTCCGGAAGGTCACTGCTGAGCCTTCCGACCTCCATGTCCTGGACAAAGTCCTTGCTGAGGAGACCTCCGACATTTTCCCCCGTCCCCTTAGGGTGTGGAACTTTTACAAGGGAGCCGCTCTCGTCTCGATAACACCATCCCTTATCCTTAAAGTGGAATATCGGCGACCCTTCATACTTCAGCTTCAAAAGAAGGTGGGCTAGAATGGATCTGACCCCGATAGACTTATCCGGGTCCTTCAAGTAAGCTCGGTACCATGTGGGAATCCCTGCGTACTTTCCTTTAAGGGTTTTGACTTCCCAGTCTAGTTGGGATGTCCAGGGGTCCTCTCGGACCCACTTGTTTGCCAGTTCCAACCCTTTTTCAAGATCATCCAGAGACTCTACCACTTCTTTCCAGTTCTCGTAAGTCTGAAGAAGAAGTCTTTTGCATATGTCCGTTACTTCATCACTGTAGCTATGGTAGACTTCTTCTGCCTTCTGCACCCACTTTTGCCAGTTTTTAACGAGGGGCACTACGGAGCCATTCAAGTGGTAATGGCCGCAGAGTCCAACCATAGAAGGTGTGCTGTCAAGGTACTTGGGCCAAAGTGCCTGAAAGAGTTCTGCGGTATAGTATGCGTCTTTGACAGCGTATCTAACGGCGTCCCTCAGAACTGCCGTAATCTGAACCATGTGGGAGGCGTCTACGAAAACATTTCGAATTTGTTTGTCTCCTTGGTCCAGAGGTCTAACATTGTCGTCACCGAAGTACTTTCTAACCTCGTAAACGTGGAAGTTATAGCACTGAACCAAACTGTTGGTCGACCCCTCATCTAACCATTTTGGAGCATACCTGAGCTTCCTCTTCTCCTCTTCAGTGAGGTTTTCTGGGTCTTTGGCGGCAAGAAGGTATAGCCAACGTTGACCGGAAGCGAGACCGGAAACTCCGATGTGGGCCGATAGAGTATCGAAATAAAAGTTTTCTGGTGAGGTTCTACTCAAGGAGTAGCCCTCTTGAGCGCGAACTCGATCATAACTAATATTGTGTCCTGCTATAAACTTTCCCGTTCCCATGGGGATTAGATTTAACTGATCCCATTTCTCTAAGGGTAAGGAGGGGTCCAGAAGCTCAGACGCCAACCATATGTAGACAGCCACTTCACTGACCGCCGTTCCAATGATAGGGAAACCTCCCCCTTGAACAAAGGTCTCTGTGTCAAAGGTTAGGGCCTCTTCGGAAGGGAAGGGGACCTCTTCTATTTTGAACTTACCTTCCTTCTCCAGCCACTCGTATCTTGTCCACCCTGGTCTATAGCAAATGTCCTCATCCCCCGGGACTTTGGGAAGCTGGCACTTGGAGAAGGAGTCCGCCAGAACTTTGTAGGAACCGATCTGATCCTCTGCAATCTTCTCGAAGTGCTCCTGGAGATCACCCCCCTTAAGGGACGGAAGGGGGAGACCCCCGTCATAAAGGTTATCAGGGTAATCAACTGGGGTGTTTATTCCGAATTTCCTGAGGAGCTTTCTGGCCTGGTTTAGGGACCGTTCATTGAAAGACCCGGACCCCTCTGAACCGAAGACTCTTTTATGGATCTCGTCAGAGAGGACCGGGTAACCGAGTGGGTTTGTTTTCATGGCGTTGGTTTTTGGTTTATCTTAGATCTCGATTGAATTTAGAGGGGGTGAAGAAGGGCTGTCTTGAACAGGAAACATTATAGCTCCGTAGGGACTGTCGTATAACTTCTTGGGGGGTTGTGACCATCGGGGAGATAAACCTTCCCAGCTCCTTACAGTGTATGAAGAGAGGGAGGGTCTCCCTATGGTAGAAGAGTCACCGAGAAGATAATGGCTGTAGATGTTGGACCACCCTGTGTAACTCTTTCCTAAAGGTCCACCCAAGTCCTCATTTTCATGGAGGATTTCCCTCACGTGGGCATTCATTCTGACGCAGTTAGGAGTCATAGGGTCTCGAGACATTAGTTGAATTTACCCGTCAAGACTTTAGCCCTCAGATCCCTCAAAAGTGAACATTCTAAGGTCAAAAGCTCTGACTCCTGTTACGTCGTAAACCTTATCCTTAAGTTTTCGGTATATTTCGAATCCATCGAAGACTCTGGAGAAATGAATTGGTCTCTCTGAAGGCTCATTCTTCCAGATTAGCATTTCAGTTAAGGACAAAGGAATATCGGTATCCCATTCCTCATCCCTTGAACCGTATAAAAGGGGTAAGGCATCATTCCTCCACCAGTCGGCCAAAGGGTCGGAGATGAGTTCCCAGGACTCTGGGTCTGTTACGTGGGTTTCACAAATTGACCGTATGTACGATACGTATTCTTTACCTCTTTCGATAACCAGTGGTGCGGACCTAGGAAGCTCGTCTAGAAAGTAAGCTTCATCCTCAGCGCTCACCACTCTCTCGAAAATTGAGGGGAAGAGGAAAGAGTAACACATGAGCTTAACATCTTCAGAGTCCTGGCAAATGTGTCGGAGGATACACTCGAAAATGGCGATCGTGGACGCGATGGAAACTTCTAAAGGGTTTTCCGAGCTGGACGAGGGGACTCCAGATCTCGCTTCTTTCTTAAGACTATCGAGTTCGGCTTGAAGTCTCCTGACTTCTCTACCCATTTCTCTGTTCAGTTTATTCTTGTAAATTTCTGTCTGAGTGAGAAGCTTTTCGAACTTGCTCTCGAGCTTAGTTAGCTCTGAGTCAAAGGACTCTACGCTAATTTTCAGACCAGAGACCTTCTTTCGAATAGCTGATACTGTAGTTCTTAAGCTGTCTGTCGCGTAAATTACGTTGTCTACCATCGTTGTTTCGTTGACGTTTTCACATCGGTTGAATTTTGGCCTCTAGTTGCTCCATTTCTGGGTCAAGGCTTATGACCCGAAAGGCGTACTTAATGTCGGGGTTTGAGCGAAGGTGGAAGCTTCCTTCAAAGTGTTCTCCGTCCTCTGAGCTTAAGAATCTGTTCCCTGGCGTCGGGGGGTGTTCAAGTGCTATATCGTCTTTCAGCTCAGGGTGGGATTCCTCGATGGCGTCGATCAGGCGTCGACTCACAGTTGATGCCGCTATAAAGTCCATTTCAGAAGTTATTTGGGCGTTGACCTCTCCCTCAATAGCTTCTAACCTTAGCATCTTTCCGTTATCAAAGGTTATCATCACTACCGATGCGTCTTCTTCGGATTCAAAGTAGACCTCTTCCACGTCAAAACGAAAGTCTTCAGGGGACTCATCCCCCGATTCGGCTTCTAAGAGTTCGTAAAATGATTCCCTAAGGGTCTCAGGGTCTGGTCCCCCAAGGAAATCTGAAATCGCAAAAAACAGTCTCGGGTTAGCCAGAAGCCTAGAGAAAGGGTATACTACAACCATAATAAACTTCCACTAACAACAGTTTAGTGACGAGCCCTGGGGGGTAAAGACTCATCACGATTTTACCCCTTTAGGTTTACAATTTCTTCTGCAGACCCGATCTTAACCCCCCTTGAGGCGGGCTTCCCTGACTTCTGTGTCAAGTCTAATTTCAAAGGCTTCCTCCTCTTTGAAACCCACTCTACAGTGTAAGGGTTTTCTGAAAAGTGGATAAGCCGGGAACCTTCCATCAGCCATCTCTTCCCTTTGCTTGTTGATTTGCACAAGTCGATTCCGTTGAGAACGATGCACCGAACCTGACTTTCCACTTCAAACACAATCAGGTATTTTCTTTGGGAGACATCTGCCTCCCTTTTGGCCAAAGTGACGGGGGAGTAGGAACTGGAGATCGCCCCCTTAAAGTTCGACGGAACCTTTCGAAGCAATCCGTCTTCGGTCATGAGGATAACCTTATCCTTTGAGTCTAGCACTAATGCCCCTCGGGGCCCTTTCGCCTGTTCTACAGTCCCTTTCTTAGAGTCCACTTTCATAAATCTAGGCTTCGGGGAAGATACCTTAGGAGAAGACTTCTTCTCTGTCAGTTGTACGGGAGACTCGACAATCTTAATCAGAGGGCTTCTTCTCCCCTTTCCGTAAATCTTACCTAGTGAAGTCACCTCTTTCACCAGATGATTCTTTCTGGCTTTCTCACCTTCTGGCCCCTCTTGAGTCAGCTCCTTAAGGTCCGTTATTCTAGTCTCAAGTGAAATCCTTTCCTCTTCCAGATCGCTAGAGTCGAGATTAGAGAGCTGCCGAAGCCTCATGTCTAGAATCGCCTCGGCCTGCCTTTCTGAGAAGTTGAACGGCTTGGTCATCAGCGAGGATTTGGCCTCGCTTTTGTCTTTCGAGGACCTGATTCTCTTGATAATGGAATCGATCTTGCCAATTGCTAAAAGAAGACCTTCAACGATGTGAAGACGAGATTCTTTTAGAGACTGTTCATAGGAGAACTTTTCCCGAAGTTTCTGTACTCTCCACCCTACCCACTTCTGAACCATTTGGGTGGGGGATAGATCTATGGGCCTCACACCGTCAATGACCAAAGACTTGGCCGAGTACCTCAATTCTAGGTCTGTGTATGTGTAAAGTTGTTGCTTAAGGGTCTCGGTCTCTACTCCGGGTTTTGCCACGATCTCTAGGCAGTCCCCCTCCTTGTCAGAAAGGTCGTTTACCTCAGCTACACCTTCTATTCTCCCCTTCTCCAGCTCGGATTTTATCTGTTCCCCGAGCTTTTCTGGATTAGCACTCGGAGGGAGATTTGTGAAGATGAGGGTGGGACGATCTTTTGCTCTTCCTTCCCTTTTTTGGGTCCCCTCTTTACAAATTGCCCTGCAACGAATGTTGCCGCTTCCTGTTCTTGTGTAAATATCGAGTTGCTCGTCCTCAACGACTTCAGGACCTGTCGGAAAGTCGGGGACTAGTGTTAGGCGGGCTTTTCGAAGATTCTCGAGCTTTTGCTTTTCTGTTTTTGTCTCTTGGCAAAGCAGCTTTACAGCTTCTACGACCGATGAAAGGGAGTGGGGGGCCAAACGTGTCGCAAAGCCGACGGCAATTCCGGAGTCGCCGTTTAAGAGGATAGCCGGAAGTGCACTATTTAGCCGCACTGCCTCCTTCCTAGAGCCGTCATAATTCGGCCGAGTGTCCCAGACCTCTCGGTCTTGCAGGAGAAGGTCAATGGCTGCCTGCTGAAGGCGGTTTTCAAGGTAGCGCTCTGCAGCCGGTCCGTCAACTGTGCTCCCAATGTTCCCGTGGCAATCTACCCAGGGAACATTATTGTTCCAGGGAGTCGCCATATTGATCAGAGACCCGTAAGCTGAACCGTGAGGGTGGTAGTACGCACTCGTTAAACCAGTTGTTCGAGCACATTTGACATAGGGCTTTCCGGGAAGGAGCCCCTCCTCAAGCATAGTCTGAAGGATACGTCGACGAGACGGGACGAGTCCGTCGTAGAGGTCCGGGATGCTTCTTCCTACGAGAACCGCCATGGAGTAGGCCATGTAGTCCTCCTTCAATTGACTAGAGAGACTAACGTTAATGGTGTTTTCCATCAGAGGTCCTCAATCATCTTTATCATGGGCCTTTTGCTAAGGGGGGTCACACCCTTTTCAATTAGCTTTTTGGCGACTTCCTTAGGTATAACGTACCTTCGCGACTCTTCTGAATTACCGGAAAGGTACATTCTCTTTTGGTCAATATTCAGGTATTCAAACAGAAAGTCCTCGTCAATCCACAATCCGTATGACATGTCCTTCTCTATGAATATTCGAACCCTATTTCGATAGAATTTAACAGGGTCCCTCCCCTTGCCTTCAGTTACGTAAAGGTTTACCATTTTCACTCAGTTAGATTCAGTTCTCCAAGAATTTCAAAGTCTCTTTGTTCATCAGGACCCTTAATTGAGGTCGGGTTCATTCCCCTTGTGTTTAATTGCCGTTCAATAAAAAGATCTAACTCAACAGCTTGATTAGCGTTTTCCCAGCGTCCCCTCGGGTCAAAAGGTTTCCCTCTCTTTAAAATGAAGTTTCTATACACGACTCCTTGGCCTTCGGCATGCTTCATGAATGCCTCTGCCGCATCCCGGACATATGTGTCTTTTCCGTTTGACCGAAACTCTAGGTACATTCCGGCCAGAAGAATGGGGCTGTCCGTTACGATGTAATCCAGCTTCCCGTACAGCATACTTTCGTATGCGCTCTGTTTTCCCAGGAGGTACAGTTGGTCCCACTCTCGAACTTTTCGGTCATTCCAAGCCCAGTATTTCACGTATTCTCTCACCAGCTCTACATGGAATCCGAGAAGCTTCATTCGAGCGAAGAGTAGAGCGGCTGTAGTGGACTTCCCACAACCCGAACCCCCAAAGAGGTTGATTACTGTCGTCATAGGGTGTTAAATCAACGGGATACTATAGGTGAATTCGACTCGAGTAAAGGGTCAGAGATCGTCTGAGCAAAAAATGAGGCTTTCTGGAAGGCTCTCTACATCGTTCTTTGCCCTCAACCTTTGTAGAAGATTTATCGGTTCTCGCGAATCCCCCCAATATTTCACTGGGTAATAAAGATTGTTAGCGGGGAGCCAACGGAATTCTTTTCCATCCGGGGTGTAATGGAAACAAAGAAGTTCCATATGCCTCTTCTCCATGTAAGGTCCTTTTCTGACCGCAGAAATCCAGTACCGAGTTCGGTAACTCTTAAGCTGGAAAAGGGTTCGAAAAAAGTCGTTCTCGACGTCCTCTCGAAGGACGTTATACGTCCACTTATCGAAGTCAAATAGCTTGGAGTTTGCCAGCTTTTCGTTGTCTGCCATTAGAGGTCTAAGTCCAAATAAGAGAGTTCCCCCAAACCGATGAACTCAACCCCTTCGAAGACCATGTGATAATCTATGTGCCAATGGCCATGAACCCATAGGTCTGGCTTGTGAATTTCGAGCATATTGTCAAAACACTTCCTTGTGGTGCAAGGGATATCGAATTTGAGCATTCCCTTAGTGTGACACACGCGAGAGATCACAGAATCCGGGCATTCGTGAGAAACGATCACAGAAGGCTTCACAAGTTCATACACATCCATAAGAGTGCACAGTTCCTTGTAAGATAATTCCTCATTCGGCCACCAGTCGTACCCTTCTGTTCGGATGTGCTTATCAATGGAAACAGCCCCGCCGATACAAAAAATGTCATCTCTCCCAAACGCCGATTCCCCATCACGAATCCAGAATGGGTGACGGGAGCAAGCCGAAGGGTTGTCATGGTTTCCCCGAATGAAGAAGTGTTTCCCTTTCTTCATGGAGTCGTAAGGGGGGCCAGAATACTCCTTGTCCGTGTGCGGGTTTCTAAACCCCACCCCGAAGTCCCCAACCTGAAGGGAATTCTCGACACCCTTAAGTAACTTTTTGTATCGGGACCATTTTCCATGAACGTCACCGATGAATCTAACTTTCATCTATATGTAGCGGATTTGAAGAAGGTCGGGGGCAATCAAGCCCCAGCTCATTGGGTTCAATCCGGGAGTGCCTCCAGTGACTCCCAGTAGTTACATGCCCTTTTCGGACAAACTTAGCCACCGCACTTCCGAACTCCCCGTAAGAAAAGGATTCGGATAGGCGAACCACGTACCCTTCGCATACCGAGAGGTCCAAGGTCTCAGAGAGTTTCTGAATGGCCTTTTGGTCCCAAATCCCAGAAAAGAGGGTCGGAACCGGTTGAATACCTAATACCTCGAAGTACTCGAGAGTGTCTTCCCAAGAAAGGGCGATGTTCCTCGCATTCCAGATGCTGAAACCGTAGAAATAAGATTTCAAGTCCGCATACGGAATGCTGTGCTTGGCCCACAGATTCTCCCCACAGATCCTCCAACCTTCGGGTATGTCGTTTCGAATCGATGCCCAGAACTGTTTCACCCAGGCTCGATCTTCACCGCCAGACGAATCTATGCTTCGTGCGTGAAGTGTTCTTTGATAAAGGGTGGTGTTCTCACCGTCCATCTTCTCCGTCACAACGACCACCTTCCCCTCAAAGTGGGAAGTGTCTCTTAGGACTTTGTCATCGGAGGTTGCCCCAAGGGACCAAGGGAGGTGAAAGGTCCTGGGGTACTTGACACAAGTCATGACACGACCCCGTAACTCTCTTAATTATACCGGCTTTTAGGGGTCAGGTAAAGGGCGGTTAACCGTCCAGACGAATGCTCAAGAAAGTCCGATGGGAATGGCCCCAGGAATCCCTTTTGGAACGTTCACTCTTTTCATTTTCGGTGGTCCAACTTTTGCGTCGTCTGAAAGAGTTTCTGAAGGGTTTGGAACTGTCTCGATCGTGGGGACTCTTTGAGTGGGGATCTCCAGGATATCCTCCGCGTTGGGGACCGGAACGTCACCTAAAACTTCAGGGTTCTTCCCAGGGGGTGAAATTGAAACCACTAAATCGTTCAGACACTCTGAATAAGGTGGCATGACTCCCGTAGATGCCACGGACACAGACAACCGGTCTCTTTGAGACCTGGCCCATCTCGTTAAGATTTCCGAGAACTTGTTGGCGAAGTGTTCGGCTGTCTCTTCTTCGTTTTCCTCCTCGATGAAGGAGTCATAGATCTTGCACCAGAGGGATTCAGACTTCATCTTAGCTAGATTCAGCTCCGAAGTTAGAATGGCAATTTGCCTCTCCAGGTCTTCAATGGTCTTTTGTGGCTTTTTCCTTGGCATGTTAGTAAAAGGTCTGTGGTTCTTCTGGTCCGACCTTCAGTCTTTGAAGAAATTCTTCTGCTGGGCAACTTTCGAAGTCTTCAGGGATGTTGAGCTCCTTCCTCCACCTTGGGCCTAGATGTTTAACGAAGTCGTTAAGCTTCTCGTGCGACCACCCCAGGTCAGAAAGAATTCTATTTAGGGCAGGAGGGAGAAGACGAAGATTTGAGACATTGTAAGACCCTCCTTTCGAGATGGGATTAATATGGTCAATGTGCCAACCTCTTAATTTACCCACCCAGCTCAAGGTTCTCAGGAGAACCTGTTCCTTCTCTCTTTTGTTATCTCTTGTCCAGTTAGACGAGGGTCTATTCTGACCATTTGATAATCGTGAAATGGATCGTGTCACAAACTTCTGTGTGACCCTAGGGACCCTAAGCTTTTTCTCCTCTATGAAAGAGTTG